TGGTTCCATGGGCTTAACCTATCGCTCTGGGCGCATTGCTAAATAATAGACGCCATTCGGAAACTGATTGATTGGTATCACCATCAGAATTTTCCATGGCCTTGACTGCTCCCTTAAATACTCCACCTGACATAACATAAGTGACCGACTTAATATTACCAGCTCCATCACCAACATTCTTAACGAAGGTACCAGCCATTAAAGCAAAGCCAGCAAAGTTAGCCTGCATGTTTAATAAAAGATTATTTAAGAAAATATCATCTGAAGAGCCTAAGATTAGTCTTAAATTTACTCCTGATTGTTTTCCAGTATTGTTAAGGCCATAAATTGTATTACCATTCTTTCCAGTTTTCATTTGAACTACATCATTTGGGAAATCAATTTCTGCTACTATACCATCGGCAAAGTCATTAAAGTTTCGACCGTTGATAGTAATAGTATCTTTACCAGTCATTGCTACAATTGACATTATCGTCTCCTTCTTTAGAATTACGGATTAACATATACGTTGATAACACTGGATTGAATAGCTCCAGCTTCTTTAACTGCTATCTGAACTAGTGGTGCTTGACGTGCTGCACGAGCTGCTACTGTTTGTAGGTTAATAGGAGCTGAATAAATATAGTATCCCTTTGAAAGAATATTATTTAGGAAGTCAGCCTGATTACCAAAAGTATCTACCGCTGTCCAAGTACCAGGAGCAAGATACCCATTAGCAACTGCCTGTTCACAAATTTGTTTTAATGCTCCTTTATAAAGATTCATTCCACTATCAGTTTGAGGAATCTTAGTCGATACGGTAGCTAAAGCATTATACCCAGCTACTTGAAGAGCTAAGACAAACCAGATAAGATTGAATACTTGATCTGCATATTTATTCGTACCATTTGAGATAGTAGCCGGCACATTGGCATAGGAGCCATATACATCAACCCCAGCTGTAGCACATAAGGCAGCTACTGTAGTACTAATACCACTATCAGCTGTAACTCCTGAGAGCTGCTTAAGGTTCATAGTAATAGCAGTAAATGATCCAGTGAAGTCTACAGATAAGAGTCTAGCTGCATAGGACGCTGCAAATAGTCTTGATTGTAAAGCAGTACCTGAGTAATATAGGCACCGAGTATAGTAATTAGTGGCATCTTTAATAGTAGTAAATACCCCTGGAATATCAGTAAGAGCATTAGAGGGTAAGAATAAAAGCTTATTACCATAGGACTGAACTGCTGTAGCTAATGCCGCCCAGGTAGAATTTAGTCCATAAGCTGTTGAGATAATACCACAGAAGTAAACCATTTCAGATACCCGAGCAATGGCTTGAGTTAATGTTTCTGTAGTAACTGAAGCAATAGTAATAGTACATCCACCACCCGTACCACCAGTAGTAGCTAAGCCAGCTGCTGCTGAGTAGCCAGCACCACCTGAAACTAAGGTAACTCCTGTAACTGCTCCTGCATATACTGTAGTAACCCTAACTACCCCACCATAAGCTGATCCTTGAACTACATTAAGAAGATCACCAATTACATAGCCAGTTCCAGCTGCTCCAATACTAATAGCATTAATAGCACTATTAACAAAACTCGGAAAGATAATTAGAGTACCACCACCTGCTAGAATATTAGGCTGCTGAGAAAATACCGCTACTGCCTGTTGATAGGTTTCTGTAGTTGTACCAAAATCTACTCCTACTTGTTGGGCAGAAGTATAAACACGATAAGTATCAAGACTCGGATTGCTTAGAAAAGCATCACTGGTAAATAAAGCTAAGTTATTAACATTGAATGCTCCCACCCCAGTAGGTGGAAAAAAGACATTCACAGAAATTACGTTACTTAGTGGAAGTGTAGACATTCATTATGCTCCTTTATGTTGGTTGAGTTAATATCTGAGTAAATTGGTTTGTCATTTTTCCAACTCCTGGATCATTAGCAGTAACTCTCACTAGGAATGGAGGTGAAATATATTTAGCTGTAATAATCTTTTGATACCAAGCAAATATAGTTAAATTAATATCATATCTTTTCAGCATTGCAGCACCCTCTAAGCTAGAAAGATCATCTATAGAACCAACTCTTGCTATTTTGAATGCATAAGACTCCTGGATAAATTGAGCATATTGTGACATGATCGCCATTAAGACTTCTTCTTTTCTTTGCATAGCTGAGCGGTCTCTTGAGAAAACTCCTACCGTAATGTTCTCAAGCATATTCACATCCTGCTCTTCTATGGGATCTCCACCGGTAGAGATAAAGGTATTACGATTAGCTATGCACCTAGCATTACGATATTCTAGAGTAATGAATAGATCTTCATAAGCTGGGATCTTCCATTTTTCATCATAAATATTAACCCGATCACCTTCTAGGCCCATTTGATTAATTAGAATCAGGCGTAAAAGGTCAAGAGAAGTTTGTGGTATACCATCAGATCTAATCATAGGACATTAGGTAATGGGTTATAAATTTTAGTATAATCTTGGACAACTGAGTATTTATTATAGCCATACTCTGACCACTCCTCAGTAGTCACTACTCGATACTGTATTCCTTGAAATAAAAATAAGTCATCAGCCTCTAGGTTAATATCATTTAAAAGGTATATTTCAACTGAGTCCCAGATTCTTTCACCGGTCTTTGATATAACTAGTTGATTGGAGGTTTGAATACGTACGCCTTTAGTCTTTATCCTGCTGGAAATAATAGTTTGAGTATATCCATTAATCTGTGTAGCTTTAATTATGCCTACAGCTACTGGTTGAAATAAGTTCATCACAGCAGGTGAGACATCAGGTAGTCCAGCAGATGATTGTCCAAAAGCTTTGTCTTTACCATTCTTAATCATTTACTTACAACCTCAGAGGTAACAGATTTTTTAAGTTGTGCTGTATCTACTAGAATACGGTCTGATCCTTTAGCGTTAATGGTAGACTGCTTAAGGGCTTTCCACTTCCCAAAACCATTAGTCTCAAAGCCCTTTAAAATTATTTGCTCACAAACAAGCCCTAGGTGTTGAAAAGCTAATTTAGGTTGATTGACTAACATATTAGAAATTACTTCAGGCCCTAGCTTCTTAAAGTATTCATTTAGGTGATCCTGTAGTGGTACTTCAAGCCATGAACGTCTGGGTAAATTCTTTGACTTAATACCCTTTTCATGAGCTAGACCAATCTCAGCATTAGTAGTAGGTGAGTCATTTTTACCCTTCTTGTGACCGCCTCCTTTAGCTAATGCACCTGTTTCCTTTCTTTGATGGACTTGTGTAGCATCTCCTCCAAGGATACCAACCTTAACTGTATACTGAGAATTGATATTTTTTATCAAGGATTTAAGACCAGTTAGATCTAGTTTAACTGAACTTGAATTTCCAATTTTGGTAACCTTGGAGCTCATATTAATCCTTAGGCAGCAGTAGTAATACCACAGCTTATGCCAACGTTTCCAACTGTATATGGATAGACGAGATCTAAATACTTCTTACCATAACCAGTTGTTAGATAACCAGAGAATGCAGGATCACCTGCAAACTTATCATTAATGTTATTTGATATTGATACTCCACCAACTGAACTAGATTCTAAGGCAAACTTTGCTAAAGATGAGAGGCCCATAGATGAATTTCTAATATTAGTAACTAAGGTATGAGCTGCTAGATATAAAAATATCGTAACAGCCTGATCACCAAATAAACTATAATTGAAGTTAGTAAAAGCTTCATTAATAGCATTGGTAATGTCTAGATCAATCACATAATCTAGGTTACTTGAGTCACTATCTGGAGCATAAGGAAAGTCTCGATAAAACTGAGTCTTAAAAATAGCTACGGTTGGTAGTGTCCAACTCATTTTATTTTCCTTTGGTTTCTTTAACAATTTCAATAACGGTAATTCCGGGATAGCTTACTAAATTCTTACCAAGCTTATCTGTAACTTCAATAATACCCTTACCAGGTTCAATAATCTTTTCTTCCTTCTTATGCCCAGCACTTGCTCCCTTGATTACATCTTCCGACCTAACGATAAAGGACCGGTTGGAACCATTTGTAATTCTATACATCGTTAACTCCTTTTATTTGTGGGAGGGCAGGACTATTATTCCCCACCCTCCCAAGTCTATGGTAATTAGGTTTTATCTAAGTACAAGATCTCCAATGGTTTCAAGGCCGTAACCCCTGCATATTGAGCATAGGCAACGTTCTGGAAGTTGAAGTTATTCAATGTACCAACTGCCGTTGTTTGATAGTCAACCGGAAGTTCTTGGAAGACAGTATCAATATCACGACGCATTAAGATGTAGCGTTGTTTATTGACACCAGCCACCGTATTGTAATCATCCATACCATAAGCACACGGTAAGATCTTGAAATTACCATTCGGGACAATCTGATTGAAAGCCTGAGTTAAGTAATTCAACATGCTAATGTTAGGATAGGTTTGAGAAAGAGGAGTAGCCAAACCTGCATATACGTCTTGAGGAATAATAAACGTATTCGGGAACCGGGTTTGATTACAGTTAGATAAGAAGGCACCGATTAAACCAGCAACTAATGTAGAGAACTGTGCTGTGCTCATGCTCTGGATGTCAGCTGGAATCAACGTGGTGTTGATATTAACATTCGGCTGAGTATAGAGACCAGGGAAGTTTGTAAGATCATCAGTATCACCTAAGAAGGCAATTTCCTGAATACCAAGATCGTAGTCCATTTTACGGGCACGTTCTTTAGCTTCAACTGGATCCCAAGAACCCGTGAACAAAGCCTGTTGAATATCGAAAATGCTGTATTCGATAGCTAAGGCCCAGTTACGGACGTAGGTGTAGAACGGTGTAACAGCAGCATCAGCAGTAGCTAATTTGCTGTTATGACCAGCCGTGTTGATCTTACCAGATTTAAAACTAGCTCCTGTTTTGATGGAAGCCTGGGTAATGATCTGAGCAGAGAATGCTCCTTCACCAGGGATGACATCAAAGTAGTCAGAAGGATTAATCTCATAGAACGATTGCTCCACGATACGTTGACGAATGTAGGTCAAACGATCAGTAGCATATTGGTATGATAAAGAAGAAGTAGCAATATCACCATTAGCGTTCATGAGTTCCAATCCTCTGAACTTCTTGGTATTATACTTCTCTTCCATCATTTTTTGGAACTTAGCTGGTTCAATACCTTTGTAATTCATTTTTAATTTCCTCCTTAGTTTTTATTTTAAAATTATGCCAAAGCGTTAGGTGTAGGACGAATTAATACCCGAACAATATCACCTGCAGCTGAAGCTTCATCAAGGGTAATACCAATGTAGTTCTGGTTCGTAGCAGTTGCTTGAACATACTTACTAACTGAGTTCCAAGAAACTAATTGTCGTCTCGGTAATGTACCAGCAGCAGCCATGGTAACGATTGTACCTTCCAAGGCAATTTCAGTTACATCTAAAGCAGCATAGGTAGCTTTCTTTGCATTGAAGAGAATAACACCCTGACCGGCATCACCAGAGATAGCTGGATTAACCACTGGGGTATCACCGTCTTCGGTGGCATTGAATTTAACTACGTCACCAGCTGCACCAGAAGGCGTATAAGTACTAGAAAGACGAACGGCAATAACATTAGCTGCCGGGTTCATCACTTCACCAAGTTGGTTGCTGAGTTTAAACTGATTCAATTGAATAGGCATTGCTATAACCTCCTGTTTTATTTTCGATTGTTAAGACTTTTTATTGGTTTTAGCTCTAAATTCAGCTGCTCTCTCTGCACGAGTTTTAGGAGCAGGAGAACCAGATTCATTTTCTAGAGCATCAAAGTTTTTGCTTGCGTTACTTAATTCAAGGAAGAAAGCATCGGACTTAGCTTTGGAGTTCTTCTTCTCTTCTTCCTTAGCCTTTTCTTCTTCAGCTGCAGCGTTCTTTTTCTCTTCGTCCTCCTTAGCTTTTTTCTCTTCCTCTTCCTTAGCATTCTTTTTATCTTCTTCAGCTTTCTTCTTTTCCTCTTCTTCTTTCTCATTCTTGGCTTCATCTTCTTCCATCTTTTTGTCATCAGAGTTTTTCTTTTCATTCTCAGATTTCATAAGATAGCAGGCTTTGAGTTCACCAATACTGACCGTGTTGCCATTCATATCAACGATGTCTTCATCTTTGGCAACATATTTTTCTTTGTCATTACTGGCGGCATAATTTTCAAACTCTAATTTCTTGCCATTAATGCAGTACCGAAGAACGTCTGCAAGGGGAACGGCTTTGTCATTTAAAGCAACATGAAGAGCAGAAGCGTCTTCTTGTTTTTCATTCTCCTTCTTTTTGAATAATTTAAAGATTGACATTTCACTCTCCTCTTGATTGTTTAGATAATGAGCAGTCTTTCCATTCACCAGCATAGCTGGTAACTGCTTTGTGATTTTAGAATCCTCGTACCGTGGAGAATTCACTAACGCTAAATGCGTGAATGAACCGTCAGTAATCTCTCCGTCGAATTTGATGTCGTGCCATAAACCCCCTTCTGCTACGTCTAGTACGTTATATGCGCAGGAAACTGAATATCCCTTGTCGTCGATCAAAGCCCTTGCTTCGTCGTCCGTGATAATGAAGTCTGCATAGAACCAAGCATCTTCTGAATTGAATCTTACATTAATTACATAACCAACGGCTACTTTATCGTAATTCTCAGGAGTCACATTCTGGTGATCAATAATAACTGGTCTACCAATAAAAGTATGCTTCATCTTATCAATAGTCTCTTTTTTCAATAGGGCTATACCAGCACCAGAATCTTCATAAGAGACTATACCTGCCTCAAGGAATTTGCAGGAATATACTTCAGGCCAATCTTTACCATTCTTAATTTCCATTTTGTTCCTCAATAGTCTTAATTTTAGAACCCTTGCCGCCTACAGTTTGTGAGTGTTTCTTTGCTGCAGCCTCTTCATTAGGAGCTTCTAAAGTATAGGCTTCTCCATCTTCCATGGTAATTTTAAACTTCTTATTTCTCTTTTCTAATATCTCATCACCTACTCCATAGTAGCCATTTTTCTTTTCAGATTGATAAGCTTTGTCTACAAAAGCCCTAGCTTTTTCTAAGGTTTCAAATGCTCCATCAATAAATACACCACGGTCATCATAAACCATGAATCCGCCTTTATGCTCTCGGATTTCATAGTTTTTGTATTTACTATTTCTTCTTTCAACTAACTCGTGTCTTCTCATGCATCTGCCCCTTTCATTTCAAACTCTTTATTAGGTAAGTTATTATCACTTGGTGGATCCAGTGGTTCAGCTAAATAAACATTCTTACTATCTTCATTTAGTCCAGGATGAGCAGCCAAGACATCAGCATTAAATAGATGACCAGAATTAGCAAAGCTTACATGTGCATGATTAAGTCTTACTCCCCAGTGCACATACTGAGGAATATTATTATCTAGGCATATCTGAGCAAAATAAGAATCATCAGGACAAACTTCATCTCCCTTATAAATAGGTCTTTCCAGATATTTAAAAGGAGCTACTTTAATTAGGGTCATACCAAAGCCAATTAGATCTACCTTTTGAATATCATCACCTGTATAGCCATGGAATTGTACCGATTCAAGTGTCTGCTCATTCTTATCGAATGTCTCAATTAGGCTCTTAGAAGGATCTTTCCTTAGCATAGCCTGTACTGTATATGGATACCGACGATTAGGATAAGCAGCTCCTATTACCGTCTTATTAGCATTAAATAATTTGCTAAAGCCATCCACTGGTACTCCATGAATATCATCATCAATACGAAGGATATAGTCAAATTTATTAGCAAAAGCTACATCCCAGATCTCGTTATTGGCAGGCCACCAGTTCTGTCTATAAGGAGCAAATAGGGCATGAGTAATACCTTCACGACGAATATTATTAAGGATCTTGAGCAATGAATTAAGCCAGCGATCTGGATCTGGATCTAGTCCTAAAGTAGGACAAGCAATTAATACCTTAAGTGGTTTATTATTTGTCTGCATAATCAAACTCCAACATATTAGCGGTTGATAAAACGGGGATTGCTACACAGCGGCAGTTAAAGTCTTCTCCGGGATTGTTTCGAGCTCCGGTTGCAAGATCAGTTACAGGAGGTTGATCAAACCTAAAGATCTTCCCCTGTAGATGTTTATGAGAATCACGAACACGTTGATCTCTTGAAGTACTCCACTGATACTGATTAATACCGGCATCTTCATACCTTACCTGTCGATACTTAGATACCATTAATGATGTTTCCTGTTTAGCTAAAAACTTTGCCTTATTGTAGGACACCTTCTTTTCCGCTTGAATGTCCTGAATCAAGTTCTCTGCTCGGAAACCTTGCTGTACGTTTGAAGACACTTTTTGTCTTAAACGCAGGATTTGTTCGTCGTGCCACTTCTGAATATAAAGATCTAAGTTTTCGGTGTAGTCGTCTTTAAGCTTTTCCACCAACTCTGGACGTAAAGGAATCCCTAACTCTTTGCC